TCAGGTATATTTTATAACAGTACAAGATGTCAAGTTAAAGATATGACAAATCAAACATGTTAATTAAATTATTATATAATTGAAAATAGTACGATAAATGATGTATTAATGGTACTATCAAATGTATTATTACACCTTCACACATTTAAAACGCCGTTTTTATTTTCAATAAACATTTTCCTTCATTAATCATATTATATTTATTTTTTAATTCTTCATTTTTTTCAATAAAACAATCAAAACATAAATTGCGTTTTTGATTAGCATATGTTAATTTTATACTTCCACTTGTTCTATTACAACCACCAATACATTGGTTTGGGTAATTTTCATCATTTATTTCAACATTTTTTAACCAAAATGATTTTTTGAATAATTCTTTTAACTTCTTAATTCGTTCTTCAAACTTATTATTTTCTTGTATTTTAAGTTGCTTATCTTTTGTATATTCCATAAAAAAATTACAAGGTTCATCATCAATATCAAAATTTTCTCTTAATTTATCCCACATATTTTTTTTAGCGCATCTAAAATATAAATAATTTTTATCTTCATTTTTTCTAATATCACAAGGCAAACCACATTTACATAAAGGTAAATCTTTTATATAATTATTATCAGGATATTTATATTCAACATCAAATCTCGTATATTTTCCACCTCTAATTTTATTCCATTCATCTTTTTTATGTGTCATTAAACATTCTGCGATATTATTTTCAGCACATAAATTATCATAATAGTATTCTTCATTTTCATCATTAAAATCTCTTAATTTAAATCCCTTATAATTTTCGTGCCAAACACCATCTATAATTTTGCTTACATATTCATTATAATCCATAAATTTACAAATAGTATTTACTTTGTAAATAGCAACTATTTCTTCTGGTGAATATGTTGAAGTATTTAATCCTCCAATTCCTCCTTGATGTTCCCAAAATCTTCTATATAATCTACTTGTCTCTCCTACATAAAAATAATCGTCTTCACACCGCAATATATAAACCCAACGCATTTTAAATAATATAATTTGCTATTTTTATATTATTTTAATTATGTAAAAATCGGCGTTTTAAATGTCCAAAGGTGTAAACTAGCATAATTACCTGGCATACATTAATCCCGCATTTCCACCAATAAAAGTTATAATATTATATCTCTCTTCATGAATAGTTAAATCATAATTATAATTATAAATTCTCCATGTAGGTTTATTTACACCGACAATTGTCCCAGATGGATCACAAATAGTATAAAAACTAGCTGAAGGATCTAATGGAGGAACATAAGTAGAAAATTCAAATTGTATATCTCTAAATTTGCTTAAATTCATGGCACCTGAAGGTTGAAAGTCAAATGGATCTGTATGTAAAGCAAAATTATAACAATATAATCCATCAGGAGCATTTCCAGATGTTCTAACATATTTTTCAATATAATTATAAACTCCTGAATCCATTCTGTTTTCACGGTATTTCCCGTCTAATAAAATACCCATGTCAAGTAAAATATTCTTTTGGTTAGCAACATTATAATCTCCTGTTATAAATAATCCATTATGATAACCAGTTTGACAATCGTAATTAGGACCGATATTTGTTAATCCACATACATTCCAACTTCCTGAAACATCTGCTAATGTAACAGGTTGAGGAATAATATTATTATAAGCCCAATTTGTATAATTACTCCATTCATTCCTTAAATTTATATCACTTCTTCTAAAATAATACATCCATGAAGCCACCATACCCATTGTGCTGTCTAATTTAACCCTTTGGTTACCTGTAACATTAAAAAATTTCCATTCATAAATAGATTTAAATAAATATTTCTGTTCCCTAGCTGCAAATACTTTTGATTCTTCTTCGCTTAAAAAGGCATATGTGCTTATTAAATGAACATCGGCATTCCAACTTGTTCTAAAATCAGTATAATTTAAAGAAATATCGGGAGGAGGTTGTAAAAATCTATAAAATTGTTGAGTAGCAATATTAAAATTCGGTTGTATATAAGGAAAATTATTTTCCGAATCAGTAACATCTCTAATTTGAATTAGTTCTTGTACTGGTCTTAAAGTTATATTAATTTCTAATTCATTATATTGTAATGCTACTAAAGGAAATGCCATTTTAGAAGCTAATGTAAACCAAAAATTTATAGGTATGTATAATTTTCTTGCCCTAATAGAGGGTTCAGGACCAACTGGATTATTAGTATAGTAAGCATTTGGATAAGCATTTACATTTCCATTCGCATTTCCAGGATCATTTAATACTGGAGTATTTCCGGTCATATTATTATACAAATCCGTTTTACTGTTATTAAAATCTCTTTGAACCAAAGCCAATAAATATTCTCCAGAAAATCTATTCAATGTGCTTCCTCCAACATTGATTTCAACTTCCTGAATCATTTGTGTTCCCAAGTTTTCTATCCATTTAAATTCATAAGGAACCCAACTTCCACTACAATCATATGGAGGATAAATTGGACTCCATATTGTAGGTAATTGAACGACTAAATATGTATCCATCAATAATTCCGCATATCTTTTTACCCTAAAAGTAAACTTAGAAGGTTCACTCATTCTTAAATTTCGTAAGCCATCAAAATCTATTCTAAATTTTTGTAAACCAAAATTAGTATATTTTTTATAAGTTGTTTTAAAGAAAGTTTTTGAAGGATTCCCATTTAAATATACATTTTGATTTCCAAAAGCAACGATATTTAATAATCCACCTGGCATATTATATATTTAGAATACAATATTATTTACCTTTTAACTGTTAATATACAATTATTATTAATAAAATTGATATAAACATATTGCTTTTACAAATATACCCATATACTACATAAATGTTACGCGAAAACCAATTGAGAGCTATTAATATATCAAATGAAAATGATTTTGCTTCAGGAGTGCATTTTCATGCAACAGGAACAGGAAAATCTTGGATTGCGCTGCAGATGATATTAGATTATAATATCAAATATCCAAAACATAATATATTTTGGATATGTGAACAAAAATTTATTTTACAAGAACAATTCGATTTACAAACGATTAAAGCCAAAGGATTTGAAAAAATATTTACAACTTTTCATATTTTAAATTTTGTTGATAATAAATGTTCCACATGGCATAACAGTATTAATTCTAGTATATTTTGGAATAAACCTGCTTTAGTTATTATTAATCGTGCTTATCTTGTTTCTGGAGAGAAATATAAAAAAATAAACATTCCTATTCATTTCATTATTCATGATGAATGTCATAGTATTTCTAATTCGACTACAAGAACTTTTTATGATCATTTCTTAAATAAATATCCATTTATTAAGTCCATTGGGTTTTCAGCAACTCCTAATTTAGAATATGAACCATATAAAAATATTCTCAGCCATTATTCTATTTATGATAGTTTCTTAGATGATGTTATTGTTCCTCCCAAAATTATTTGGTTTAAATCCAACGAAACTATTAACTATCAATTGATATTAGATAATATTCCCACTTTATTAGAACAAATGCCATATAAAAAAATTATTATTTGGTGTGGTATGATTGAGTTATGTTTTGAAATGGCTGAATTATGGAAAAATCATCCTTATTTTCATAATTTTATTATTGCTACAGATACTAGTGTCGAAAATGACAATCATGAGTTTCATTCATTTGAAGAATTTGACAATGCTCCTAATAATGCTCTTCTATTTTGTGCTTGTAAACATAGAGAAGGCTCGGATATTTTCAATCTAGATACTTGTATATTTCTAGATAAAGTGGAAAATCGAAACCCTAAAACATTTGTTCAGTGTGTTGGTAGAGTATTAAGAAAAGATAAAACAAATACCAAAAAATATGGTCTTATTATTGATGTTAAAGCATCTAGTTCTATTAAAATATGTGATCGCATGAATGAATATTTACATATCGATAAAAATATATTTCCTTGGAAATACTCTTTTCATAAATCTAAAAATATTTATATTAATACCTTATTTCTTACTCATAATTTACCTATTTCTTCTAATATTTCTACTCATCAATTATCAATTAATCATATTAAAGAAAAATTTATTAAACCTATTCCTAATGATCCCATTTATCATGATAGATTACATCATGAATTACAATTAATTCATTCTAAAAATCTTACTCCTTATTTATTACAGGCCATTGAAATATTAGAAATTACTAATCACCTTGTTCATGTTACTAGAGGTTCGTGTGGTTCCTCATTAGTATGTTATATGTTGGGAATCAGTCATGTAGACCCTATTAAATATAATGTAAAATTTGCTAGATTTTTAAATATTTTCCGCACTACTTTACCTGATATTGATTTTGATTTTCCCCATTTCATCCGTGATGAAGTATTTTTAAAATTACAACTTAGATGGCCTGGTCAAGTTGCAAGAATTAGTAATCATGTTCATTATCATAAAAAATCCGCTACAAGAGAAGCATTAAGAAGTATTGGTAAACATAAATTTATTGCTAAAAACGACATTGATTTAGAAATCAGAAAACTACCTATTGAAGAGAGAAATATGGTCAATAAAAAAACCAAAGAACTGGAAGACACATTCCGATGTTATTCTTTACATTGTGGAGGTATTATCTTCTTTCCTGAAGGAGTTCCGTCTGATTTAATTTTAGAATCAAAAAAACATCAAACGATTAGTCAAGTGACATTAAATAAACATGATGTAGCTAATAACAAAAATTTTAAAATTGATATTTTATCTAGTAGAGCCCTTTCACAATTATATGAATGTCATAACTATCAAGATATTGATTTTGAAAAATCGTTATCGGATATTAAAACAATTCAGCTTCTCAAAAGTGGAAATAATATTGGCATTACTTTGGCTGAATCACCACTTATGAAAAAAGCATTAATGAAAATTCAACCTGAAAATATAAAAGATTTGGCTATTTGTTTAGCTATTATTCGTCCTGCTGCAAAATCAGCTAGATATGAATATGAACAATTAGATACTAAACAAGAAATAAAGGATGCATTGGTTTTTGATGATGATGCTATTTCATTGATTAGTGATTTATTAAAATGTGATGACGATACTGCTGATAAATATAGAAAAGGATTTGCTAAAAATGATGCTTCATTAATTAAAGAATTTAAGACAAAAATAGCTGACAAAACTATCCTAGATAAATTAAATGGTTTAAGAAAATATAGTTTTTGTAAATCTCATGCATTATCCTATGCGCAACTAGTTTGGCAAATTGCATATATGAAAGCTAATCATCCATATAAATTTTGGAAAGCTACATTAACACATAATCAAAGTTCATATCGTAAATGGGTGCATTACTTTGAAGCTAAATCTGTCAATATTAATTTTAACTCACTTCATTTAAAAAAAAACGATTGTTCTATTTATGCTGACTCTAGAAAAAAGAATTTTTATGAATTAACACACGAAGAACAGATGAAAAAATATGGCTATTGGGATATGAATAAATATGAATTTTATCCAGGATGTTATGGTTATTCTGATGATGAAGGTGTATATCATTATAATGGTATTATTGCATCTTTAAGAGTTTTAAATTTTCAAAAAAATAATACTGCTATTGTTCTATATATATCTGTCGCTCCTCATAGCTATATTGAGGTTCATGTAAAACAAAATATTAATCTACAAAATAAATATATTGGTATTAAAGGAAATGGTATTTTTACAGATTCTATACTTAGTTTAGTGGAATCCAAATCCGCTATCTTTTATTAAATTAAAACATTATCTTTTATTAATTATTTTTTCATATAATATTATAAGATAATGGACCAAAAGCTTCAAAACTTTAAAAAAATGTTTTCCCCAGCCAATATTGAAAAAAATAAAGCCATGGTGATTAAATATGGTGCTTATTTTATTATTGTTATTTTGGTTCTTGGTATTAGTTTTTATATTCACAATAAAATGCAACTTAAAAATACTAATTGCAACAATTTACAAAATATTTATAATTCCTTTCCCAAAATTTCTTCCTTTAATCCTAATGATGCAGCCTACCAATTTTTATTACGAGATTATTATGTTAAAACTGCTTATAATGCTTGTTCCGGTGGGCAATTCCAAAATGATTGGGTAAGCACTTGTGCTTTAAAAACATGTATCCAACAAGGAGCTAGAGTTTTAGATTTTGAAATATATTCTATTAATGATAAACCGGTTATTGCTACTTCATCTACTAATAATTTCCATGTTAAACAAACTTATAATTATGTTGCTTTACCAGATGCATTACAAATAATCAATAATTATGCTTTTAGTGGTGGATCTTGTCCTAATCCCAATGACCCCTTAATTTTACATTTTAGAATACAAAGTAAAAATGAACCCATGTATAACCAAATGGCCGATGATATTTACAACAATATTGAAGATAAATTATTAAGCAGTATTTATAGTAATGAATATTCCGGACATAATTTAGGAGCTGTTCCTATTAAAGAATTTGTCGGAAAAATTATTATTTGTGTGGATAAATCTAATCCCCTTTTCGAATCCACCAAATTAAAAGAATATGTAAATATGGCCTCTAATTCTGTTTTCTTACGAGCATCTAGATATTATGATGTTAAATTTACTCCTGATTCTGGAGAACTTATTGAATACAATAAAAAACAAATGACCTTATGTTTACCTGACTTATCCCCCAATGATAATAATTTTTCTGCTGCTATTGCTATGAAATACGGATGTCAATGGATAGCAATGAGTTTTCAAAATTTCGATTCTAATATGGAATATTATGATTTATTTTTTGATAACACTGGTAGTGCATTTGTTTTGAAACCTGAACCTCTTAGATTTGTTCCTTTGACTGTTCCCAAACCTACTCCTCAAGCCCCTGAAAATTCCTATACAACACGAAAAGT